ATTCTAAATTTCTTTTTATTTGTATTATTAGTACAATGAATAATACTTTTTACAGAATTATTAATCATTTAAACTATCCTTTATTAAATTACCTATATTTTCAAAGCTATAGTTTTCTGCTACTTTTAATCCAGCAGTTCTATCTATATTAGCTCTATTTTCATAATAATATCTCATAGCTTTTTTAATCTCAAGATCATTGGGAACAAACCAATATTGTTGTCCAGTAAATAAATCTGGAAATGATGGATCAGCATGTTTGCACATCCCATTCATACCATCGATTAGTGTTCCACAGTTTTTGTCATCATTAGGGATAAATAATTTTGGTCCACCTTCATTGCTACATATTGGAGTTTTTCCAAAACACATAGCCTCAAAAGAAGGTATTGACCATCCTTCTCCATGAGAAACACCTACAAAACAATCACATGATTGATGTAATCCACATATTTGACTATCATCTAAGTCTTGCGTAATAATAGATTCCTCTATGTATGATTCTAGCTTATTATAAATTCTCATATGAGATTTGATGTAATTACATTCTCTAGCAGCAAACTCAAATAATTCACTAGGAGATAACCCAAACTTTTTAATTTTTAGCACTAAAGATACTGGTTCATCATTAGCAAATTCTGAATGAAAACATTGAATTATAGTATTTATATTCTTTCTATCATTAAGATCTGCTATAGTATAAAATTTAAATTTGGAATTATTCTTATTAAAGTTTAGTTGAGGATAATTAACTTTATATTTTTCTAGATAGAATGTATGAGGTATAACTTTGACTTTTAGTGATGAATCACATTTTAGCAAATCATCTTTGTTAGTATCATTTGGAACCCATATCTCATCCATCATTTTGAGATTTTCAAACCACATAGTTTTATTAATAGGATAGCTTTCATTAACAAAGTACGCAATATTTTTCTTAAACTTTGTGGTTCCTACTAAATGGTGTGGAAGTACATGCTGAATACAATAATCTATATTTGATAATGTTTTTTGTTCTAACTCAATAATTCTATGAGGAATATTTGATATATTATTAGTAAGTTTTACATTTCTGCATACTATATCTATACCAATAGAGTCTAGTGCCAAGATATAATTTATCGCAGCGTTAGACCATCCGGTTCCCTCTTTATAATGTCCAATGTATAATATTTTCATAAATTCCCCGATAGTTTTTGTTGTAATGCTAATATTTTATTTGATATGGCGTTTTGTTTATCTGGTTCTGTTGTGGTAAATCCTTTTCCGCATGGATGAAAAATGAATGGTCCATCTATACCATTAAATGTTGATGGAGGAAATACCTCTATTACATTTTGAATTAATGCTTCTTGTTCTAAGATATGTTGTAATGCTGGTTGTTCATAACGATTAAAGTCAGTATCTTCTCCAATAATTAACAAACTCTTTATTACTATTTTTGATGGTTTTGAATTTCTTACTAATAAAGATCCAATATTTATATTCCAAAATTCGTCTATATTATTAGTAGCTCTGCATACTGCTAAGTGTTTAGTTTGTGGCATTATTTTTGATATGATACCAATATCATTGTGATGATCTATCAATATATCGCCATCAAGCATTAGTATCCATTCATCGTCTGAGGTATTCAATAAGTTCTCTAAAATAATTAGTTTAGTCCAATACTCTTTATGACAACCGTTTGTTTTTGATTTATAATAATCATCAAAAGACCCATAATAATCCTTATAAGTATAACTGAACTTATCGCAATATATTTTATTATATGGTACTACTAATTTAGCTATATCAGCAAATGTATCATTAAAGTGTTGGAAAATAATCATTTGATTGATTCCATACGTCTATGTTCCCAATAATTTCGCCTATTACATAATGATACAAAATGATCATAGGCTATATCAAAATTAAATACATTTCTTACATTTCTGTTATCAAATGATGCTGAACTTTCATTAAAATACATACCACCAGTTACATTAGTAGAACTTTGATATAATAAGTCTCTAATTAGTCTAGATTCTAAATAGCTATTTAATTTATCTGGTTCACATAATACTTTAGCTATTAACCATTGAGCTATTTGTTTGTGTGTTACGTTTTCTGGTAATTGTTTTGGTTTTGGTTCTGGCGTTCTTATTCTTGATTTTGACTTCCAAGTCAATTCTTCTGGTATGATTTCTACGCTATCAAAATAATCTTCCCACTTCTTACCACTCTTATTCCATTGGAAATGTTCTAGAAACAACTCTCTTGTTCTAAAACCATGACGTTTTCTAATAGCTTGTGGTAGATTTAAAAACTCTTGCATTTTTTGGGCAGCTAATTCATTGTCAGGTACAGCCCTAAAACACCCCGTTTCTAGTTCCTTATACAGAGTTTTTGGGGTAATCGGAATACCTTCTAGTTGTCTAAGAACACTTTCCATTGCAGAATAGTCTGTGCCCATTACTGGTATTCCACATGCCGCAGCTTCTACTTGTGGTAGACCAAATCCTTCACAATTAGCATATTGTACATAGAGATCAAATAAGTTAATAATTTTACATAGATCTTCATAGTCTAATCCATGTTTAACATTGGACATCATTGCACCAAATTGTCCAGTATATGGAGATTGTGCTAATGCTCCCTTAAATAAAGAAACGAATGGCTTTTGTGTTTGGGCACAAATATATGTAAATAATACATGAGAGGACAATCCATACTGTTGTAATAGTTCTGGAATATCCCATCCTAAATCTGGATAGCTGGTATGACAGTATAAGAAATATTCATTCTTATTTTGTACTTTGTCTAATAATAATCTAAAGGCATGGAAAAGATCTGGATATAACTTACGCCTTTGATTTCTCATTACCGTGCCAATAATCTTAACATTAGGATCGATACCAAAGCTTTGTCTTAATGCTTCGATATTTTCTAATGGTCTATAGGCTGGATGTGCAGATGGTGGAGAACTGCCAAGATAATTTATTTTACCACCGGACTGTTGTTTTAATACTTCTCCAGCCCAATCAGAATAAGTTAAGCAAGCATCGGCAGATTGATAGGTTGCTATCCATTGTCTGGCTTGTGGTCTAGCATCTACAGTAGGCATAATACACCACTTAAAAAATGATCTAAATGGCGATCTTTCTGCAAAATCCAACATCCAGAAATCTCTAATATCACATACTATATCTGGTTTGAATTCTAAGCAAACTTCTTCAAATCTATATTCACCAAATTGATTGGTAGGAGTTGAGGAATATTTCTCTTTTTCCTGCTGGCTAGCATTTTTGTTAGGAGCTACGCCAAAATATTTCCACGGTATATTAGCAGCTTGTGGATCGTCTTTTTCACCATAAGATGCTAATTCTGCTAACTCATACTTACCAGTACTATTTAAATAGTTTAATATTTCTCTGGTATATGTAGCGTAACCAGTATTCAAAAAGGTTGCTTCACTACAAAAAAGAATTCTCTTTTTTCTCATTATTAGTCCTCATATTCCTGCTGACAAAAATCAAATTCATTTATTCTAAAAATAATCTCACCATTATCTTTAGATACATTCTTTGCAGAGGCATTAATTGTAATTTTGGTTCCCTTAGTTGCAAACTTTTCCAGAGTCTCAGCACCAGTATGCCAAGCTTCGCAACGTAAAAAGGTAGGTATTCTACTCTTTTCTCCAGTACTTTTGGTGCGTCTATATGTATAGACTACCATAGTAAATTCCGCCAGAACAACATCATTAACAATGGATATCCTGGGGTTTTCTGTTAAATAACCAGTAAACGTGCAATTATTCATTTTATCTCCTATCTTTGTATTTTAGCTGATCCACACAAAAAAAACACTAAATTTCATAGACTTGATCCACTATAAATGATGTATCCTTATTACTTACCGATCCACAGAAAATTAAATTATTGCCTTCGTATAGTATGTACTTATATTTTTCCTTAACCTTTGGAAAAATGATTACACTATCTAAAATGCAAGATTCGTCTTCTATGGTAAGAAATGACATTACTTGACCTTTGGATTCTCCCTTTTTGATAGTATAGTCTGATAATCTCTGTATATTTGCTACAATACAAAGGTTCTTTCCCTTTTTACCATTTACTATTTCTTTACATGTAGTATTTGCAGCAGATGTATCAGAAGCTTCTACCTTAGTCAAACTAATAGGACAACCAAAGAATTTTGTTTCTTGATCTATTATCCAATTAGCATCATCGGATAAGTCATATGGTGGATTAATTAATAATTGCACCTCATTTAATATAATATGTTTTCTATCGGCTTTACTGGTTCCGCCACCCTCTTTCTTTGTTGGTGCCAAATCTGTCAAACATTCTGCTAGACTTTTCCACCCCTTGTTCATATTGTTTTTAATCCACTCTACTTCAGCAGCAGTAAGAGTTCTAAATATTTCATAATCATATAATGCTTTATTTCTAGTGATCTTATCCTTCATTCCTCTAAAAAAACCCACAGATGCTAATGCCTTAAAGGCAGTAGATACAACTAATGGGCTAAAATGTACCAATATTTCTAGCCATGTAAATGAGGTTATTTTTTTCTTTAGCTCATTTTCTACTAGTCCTATTGCTTCTATAACTTTATCACCAGTTTTACCAGTTAATGACTTAATATCCTTTATTCCAAAATAAATACTATTCTTCTCTAAATTAAATTTTTCCTTATAGTTGCTTAAACTTGGTGTTTTAATCTCTATATCAAATAGTTTAGCTTCGGATATTAATTCATATATTTCTTGATGAGGATCTTGTTTCTCATTAGCATGATATAAATAAGATAAGAAAAACTCTTTTGGGCTATGAGCTTTATTATATGCACTCCAATAAGAACAGACTGCATATGATACAGAATGAGATTTATTAAAGGCATATCTGGCAGATTTTTCGATCCATCCGAAAATCTGTTCGGCCTCATCTTTAGTAACAATACCTATGCGTTGTGAGCCCTCAATGAAAGACTTCTTAACTTCGTTCATGAGGTCTGCTTTTTTCTTTCCAATAGCCTTACGGAGAACGTCAGCCTCTTGTAAATCGAATCCAGCAATCTTCTGTGCTATTCTCATAGACTGTTCTTGATATACTAATACTCCATATGTTGGCTTTAAGATTTCTTCTAGTGCTGGATGTAGATATGTTACTTCTTCTCTGCCATGCTTTCTATCTACATATATTTGTGTCATACTTTTACCATCAAAATAAGCCTTTAATGTTCCTGGCCTAATGATGGCAATAAGTGCAGACAGTTCTTCAATATTATTTGGACATAGTTTCTTAGACCAAGCTTTTCCTAAACCACTCTCTAATTGAAAAATACCTTTAGTCTTACCATCAGCAAATAACTTCCAGGTCTTTTCATCATTATAACTGATCATTTATTCCTCGATAGTAGATAATTCAATGCGTTAACAATACCTTCAATATTATCACCCAACTTACCAATACCAGTATTACATTGATCACATAGCCAACCTCTAAAAGAATCGTCTGTATGATTATGATCCAAAACCCACTTGTCTGGTATCTTTCCACAGCACTCACAAGTTTCTGGTTTTTCTGGTGCAGTTTTTCTTAATTCATTTCTTACCTTAGTGTGTTTCTTAATACATTCTCTACACCTGGAATCCAGATTATCCTTATAATGTATATGCCTTGGAAATTCATCTATTACTTTAGATTCATTACAATAGATACAGGTTTTATGTTCACGATCTAATAGACTAGAATCACTAAATCCAAAGCACATTTGTTCATTTGACATATAAGTTCCCATTAGCGAAGGCTTTGTCGAACGTCATGTTTTGATAAACTGACCTGTGTGTTTTCATTAGCTTTATGAAGATGTTAGCTTCGTCCTTAACGTCTTGCAATGCGTCGTGAGCATTTTCTTTACTAAGACCCATTCTATCTCGTAAAGAATCCATACTAATTGACTTAACATCTGGATCGCTTTCGGTCCATGCAAATATATTATCCATAATGTCTATTTTATAAACTCTACTAAATAATTTCTGCTGTTCCCTATCCTTATCCCACGGTCCATATTCTCTACATAATCTATCAATAATTATCATATCAAAGCCAATAATATTAAAACCTACTGGAATAGGGGCAAAAAATGGATCGCCCTTCCAATTATACTGATTTACAAATTTAACAAATTTATTCCATACGGCTTTGACTGATGGAGCTTTTTCTAGTTGTTCTCTAGTTTTATGAGTCATTTTTAATGCCTCATCTTCTACTGGATCTAATCCTAAACTAATAGCTTGCTCGTCATCAAAAATAGGTTGTATATCACTATTGAATTGTCCTTTTACAGCAAAATTTCTACCATCTAATGCGATGGCCGCTATTTGTGTAAGTTGTGTTTTTCTAGGATTGCGAGATCCTGTTTCAGTATCAAATATAATATAATCTCTATTAGCCATAAGATTTCTCCATTTCATTATTCTGTATAAACATCAATTTATCTAATAGTGATAATCCTAGAATATCAAACTTTACATGGCCCAAGCTTTCTAAATCTGACATTTCTAGTCCAGCTATTTTTTCATCACTATCTTTAGACTTTACCATCGGGCATACTTTGTGTAATGGTTCCGATGAAATTACAACTCCTGCTGCATGTTTTCCTTGAGTTTTAAAAGTTCCTTCTATTTCTATAGCTTGTTTAAAGTATTCAGCATATTCTCCTTGAATTTCATTATCATCAGTAATATGGCAAAAATCTTTAAGATCATTAGACCTGTTCATTAATGCCCACCTAATGATTGATCTTTCATCATCATCCATTTCTGCCAACTGATCTGATATTTCTGCTTCATTAGGAATGCTCTTGGTGATATTATTCATCTCTGCAAAAGAACAAGCCTCATTAACTCTTAATACTTCTTTTATTGCACTTCTTCCTTGTAGTCTACCAAATGTAATCATTTGGCTAACATTAGTGCTACCATATTTATTTTTAAGATATTTAATTACCTCGTCTCTTCTTTTAGCTGGAACGTCCATATCAATATCTGGTAAACTGATATGATCGCCTGTATTTCTACCAGAGTTATAAAAGCGTTCAAACAATAAATCATATTCTATAGGGTCTATTTTTGTAATACCTATTAGGTATGATATTAAACATCCAGCCGCTGATCCACGGCCAGGACCAGACATCCATCCATTATCATTAACATGCTTAATAATATCTTGCACAATAAGAAAATAGCCGAATAGATTAGCATCTTTAATTACGCCAAGTTCTTCGTTAAATCTATCTGCATATTTTTGCTTATCTTCTGGCTTAGATACTTTGCCAGTATTAATTAGATTTTCTCTCCATCCAATTCTACATAACTGCTTCAAATAATCTTCTTCTGATAATCCATTTGGGCAATCAAACTTTGGCAACATTGGCTTACTAAGTATATCATAATCTTCACACTCATTATAAATCTTTTCAAGTAAATATGTATTGTATGACTTAATTTCATCTTTGCTTTTAACATAGTATTGATCATTGATAAAGTATTCTAACTTATTAATATCAATATCAGTATTATCACTCTTTCCCTTTTTAATAGATTTCTGAATCTTTGGCAAAGTGGTCTTCATATCAGAACACAATAGTATTCTGTGTAAATTAGCATCTTCTTTATTAACATAATAGCTAGTGGGCTGTTTTGCAATATCGTCAATACTCAATTTAATTAGATTTTTTCTAGCTATAATACCATCACTAATTGTACTAATTAGATTATTATCCTTGTCCAAGGAAGATACTAATTCAATAAGATCATACCATCCAGATTTGTTCTTAGCAAATACTGTAAAGTTATCAAACGAACATCCAATTAGCGGCTTAATACCAACCTTTTTGCAAGACTTATAAAATGATACCGCACCAGATATAGTCTTATAATCTGTTAATCCACAAGCAGGATATTCATTATCTTTACATTTATACGCAAGTTCTTCTGGCTTTGAAAAGCCTTTTAATAAGCTATAATGAGTATAATTATTCAATGGATACCACAACATATATTATCTCCGCAATCAATGTGTAGAATGACACAATATTATAGCACAAAACGAGACTTATGTCAACTGTTTGTGCTAGCTTCAGTCTGTTATTGGACCGCCTGTAATCCAGGCATCACAAGTTCTGTCGCCAGCACATTTAAAATCAAATAATTCACAATAGCCAAGATTAGCTTGATCCACTATTTCTACAGCTATTTTTTCTTCATCTATTTCTAAAGCTATTCCTTTTTCTATACAGTTTAGCATTTTTTCTTTTTTAATAAATGCTGAACAATTTTTACATCTCATAGTCTTAGCTTCTTCAACAGATGTTTTAAATAGATCTGCTTTTTGTTGCCAAAATTCTGGATTATCTAATTGTGGATTAGCTGGTCCATAATTAGCTTTATCAACACATATTTTTCTATTAGCTAAGTTCAGACTAATATCTTGTGTTGCGGGGGGACACTCAATATTAGTCTGAACCGAGTCTAAAAGTTCTTCTGCTCTAGATTTATGCATTTTTCTTAATTCCTAATTTTTCTTTGGTTGCTTCTGGTAAAGCTGCTACAAATGATGGACCCTTGCGTTTAGCCATATTGTAGAGTCTCTTTAAAAAGGCGTCATAACTCATTTTACCGCCCATGCGACCAAAATTACTAATAGCATCTGGAACATCTTGTGGAGTTACTATTGGAAAAGATCGTGTTTCTGGAAATAAGAAATCACTATCTTTTAGATCGCTTCTTTTCTTACCACCATATCTTTCAGCAGATAAGCTTGGTAATAAATTTTCAAAATCTTGACTTAATTGATCGCTCATATTACACCTGTAATGTTAAGAAGTTTTCTATACCCATTTGTTCTATAAGCTTTAGAAAGCTTTCGTATAGTTTTATTCCATCTTCGCTACCTTGTAGTAATGGAATCATCATATTGGCTGTTATTTCGTCTCCTACTGCTCTGGCTGCTACTATAGTAGCTCTTTCAGCAGCGGACGCTTCTCTAACTGATTCTAAGTTATAATTAATCATAGCTACCATATCGTGTCGTGTCCATACTGGTGGAGACACTGTTAATGGTTGATAGTCTTGATCAAAAAACTCTAAACGAGTTAAATTAATCATAGCATGTTTATGTTCTTCCATAGCATCTTCTTTAATAATTTCAGCTAATTTTTTATAGCCCCATCGTTCAAGGTGTACAGCCTGTGCTGATAATGATGTGGTTTGCTGCCAGTGTATATTAAGAGATTGCTTAAGTAGATCGATTACTGTTTGTGTAGTATAACCTTCTACAGATTGTGCTGAAGTTTGATCTAGTAGTTCTTTAATAGTTTTCATTATATTCTCCTATACTTCACGAAGTAATACTACACTAACCATATTTGGTGGAACTGGTGGCAGTGTATCTTTAGCCACAAATTCAACTAATGCTGGTTCGCTAACATTACCAACATCGTCTACATCAACTAATGATAGTAATACGTTGTCACCTTGATCAAAAGTTTTTTCGCCAAAATGCACAGTATTGCCTGGAAAAACATCTACTGTTATAAGAGTATTATTCACAGTTACGCTTAGTCTACGTTCTACAACATCAGCGTCTCTTGGTGCATCACATGTTAGTTCATATACTAATCCCATTTTATCTCCTTTAATTTTTCTTAAATATTTATATCTAATTTCAGATGGTTGTTTTACTATGTTGAGTGAAATGATATGATATAATATAGCATATAATAATATAATATCAATATATGCTACTAGAATATAAAATATCATCTTACCACATTCTACAACTCCAGTATCGTGCTTTCCATTTTGGACCAGGATCTTCACAGTGATGTCTAGCCCTAAAACTCTTGCGTCTTTCTGGAATGTTTTTCTTAATTGTCATATTTGGATCGCCAAATCTAACAATAACTACATTACCACTATCATTCTTAGTATAAACAGCAAACTTTTTTGGACCACCAGGAGTTCTGAATGGTTTGTTTAGTGTAACCTTGCGACCCTGGTATTCTTCTGCCTTGCCCATAAAGTTTAATCTACGACCATCTTTTTCATAAGTGCCCTGTCTATTATAAGTATAAACTTCACCAGTTTGTGGATCTTCATACTTATATTTTCCTTCAGTTTCTGTTTCTGGCACATCTGTATATTCATCTTCATACTTTCCAGGCTCATAATATGTAACAAAATCAAATACATTTTGAACATAAATTTCTGCCTTAGAAATCATATCTTTAGTCCAATCTTGAAACTCAATTGGTAAAGTATTTACTTTGCCTACTATAGCGGATAATTGATCGCTCATCTTTTGGATTTGTTCTACAGCCATTTCATTTCCATCTGATTGTGCCTTTTTCCAAGACTTTGGATCTGGCCTATCTGGATCTCCAGGCTTGGCTGGTTTATAATTTTTACCCATTCGTTCTTTCTTTTTACGAATATTATCCCATAGCCCAGGCTTTTCTCCAGCAATATCCCATTCTTCTGTTTCTTCACCAAAATCTTCATATTCTGCCGTAGCTGGAACGTAAAAATTTTCCTCATTTAATTCTTCTTCATATCCATAAGTTTCTACTTGCATCTTAAAGTCAGCAGCTTCAATACAACCACAGTCAGCAGTTGCTTGATCTAGACAAATAGCGACTCTTTGTTTATTGTCTGGATAATCCTTTTTCATAACCTTGTCGCCCATGCATCTGCTAACAAATGCTTGTTTCTCTTCATTTTTACGTTTCTTAGGAATTGGCATAGTTTTCTCCTATTTCAAAATAGCCTTTTTAGCTAGGTCGAATATAATATTAAGATTATTTTCTGGTATCTGATTCTTAAAATAGTTATAAATATCGGTGATCATTTGATGGTTTGGATCTCTAGTAAGTTCTAGCCATCCAATAAAATAGTTCCAAATTCTATCTTCCAGATTAAGGGGATATTTGACACCTTCGGGGCGACCAAATCTGTGTACCCATTTAAAATCTGGTAAACAAATGGCTTTACCACCTAATTGTCGGAATTTTTCGTGAATATAGCCTTCTTCTCCACCAAAGCCTTTAAATAGCTCATTAAATCCTACCCAATATTTAGTCTCACAAGAGAATACACCTAAACCCTGCATTGGTATCTCAAATGGAGCCCCTTTTTGCATATTTTCATGGTCAGTATCCCACTGTCCATACATATGACCACCCCAAGTAGGCTTAAAATGGGTAGCACAGGATTTCATATTATCATATAATAATGGACCATGTACAATGTTTTTACAATCTGGATTAGCAGCATAATATCTAATTAATACGTCAAAAGCTCCAGGAACAAATAATACATGAGAATCCATAGAAACGGTATATTTTCCACTAGATTCTTTAAATATCTCATTTCTTACTGATGTGCTTTTTTTAGATGTGTATGGAATATACTTTATATTTTGAGCCCAGCTTTTAATAAAATTTTGCAAACATAATCCATGCTGACTATTAGGATTATTATCTATAATCACAATTTCGGCATCATTAGATGAAAAAATATCATGATATAATTTTAATGCTTGTATGGAGAAATATGCTCCATCAAAATCATCATATGTTGCCATACCAACTGTTAATAGTTTATTCATTTATCAACCTGGGGCTGAGTAAAAACCAATATTAAAATCTGATTTAGTTAGATTGGCTATAGTTTTTTTCATGCCATTATTTTTTAAATAGTCATCTACATATTGACACATATTAGTATCTGTATTCTGCCATTTGTTTTTACAATAATGACATAGTTTGGTGCATTTCCAATTGTTGCGATCTTCTGAGATTGGCTTTGGATTATTATTTTGTTGAATATCTTGAAATCTAATCTTTAGCATTTTAAGAAATCTATCATGATCGCTATTATCAAAACACAATGAAAATGGACCACCATCTTTAATAAAAAAGATAGACATAATACTTTGCTTATATTCTGGGAATAATTTAGATAAAGCATAGTTATACAATAATAGTTGTGGATCTGACTGTAATTTTTCTATTGTTTTCTCTTCTCCAGTAGCCCAATCTAATCTTTTACCAGTTTTCCAATCCACCGCTTCTATTGTGTTGTCATCTACTTTAGTAACTAAATCTATGGTGCCTTTTATAGCTAATTGTCCTTTTATCTTTTCTCCGTTGATCTCATATTCGTAGTGTGCCCAATCCTCATCGATAGGAATATCAAAATGAGGTTCAGCAGCTATAATATTTCTATTTCGTGGATCAAATTGTCCATTGTTAAAATTTAAAGTATCCCATACTAATTTCCTACATTCTTCCTTATCACCTTTACTAAATGCATGTTCTGATTGCTTAGTATAATAATCAAAGCTTTTTTCTAGTAAATCATTAGGTAGAGTGCTAGATAATAAGTCTGATCTATCAATAACAATTTTACCTACAGCATCATCATTTAAAACTAATTTCTTAGTTCTAGGAGAAGCATTTTGTAGTTCTTTTTTAAGTCCAGCTAAACATTCCATTACTTTATGTACTATAGTTCCTAATTCGGCCTTTTTGCCAGATGTAGGATAATATCCTAATACATATGTAATAAAATATTGCATTTGACAATATGCATAATTATTATAAGATGACGATCTAATATATGTTACTATCATAAAATTCCCCACAAGTGTTTAATACCATCAAGTTTATTAGATAGTTCATCTAAAGAACAAGTATCATTATCTAATATGTAATCAAAATTATTCCAATCAAATTTAGATTGATCTAAAGATGATTCTGATTCCGATACGCTATTGTATACATTTCTAGTTAAACGAATAACAATACCACCATACTTTTTAATAATCTCTACCTCGTTTGGAAATCTAACATCTGGTATAATTGCTACTTCGCTTTGTTCTTTGAGAATTCTTTTGAGTGCAAATTCGCTCCATGCGTTATGATATATCTTTCTAACTACTTGGGTTCCAAAATGTTCTAAAAACTCTCTATGAGTCATCGGGCCTGTTTTATTATTAATATTATCTGGAACAGACTCCCAATTGATAGTAGTTAGTTTATTTTTTTGTGCATCATTACCATAAACATTCTGAGGGTCAAGATTAAATAAGTTAACACACATTTCTTTTAGTGGATCAGCAAAATGATATGTCTTAATATAAGGCCATAATGATCTTTCAGCATATTGTATAAATTGTTCATCTTTTCTGGTTACATCAAATATACCATATCCAGTATTATTATTTTGATCATTTGTTTGTACTATTAATTGGCCTTCTAGATCTATGTAGAAATCCTGTATCATACCATGCTTAATCAATACTGTGCCATTGATGTAATTTGCTACTGTATTTTTACCAGCTTGCTTTCTACCAGATATGCCTATTATTTTAGTCATCAGTATGTTCCCTTTAATTTATCTAATATATTCTGTATTTCTTCTTCTGACATTTCACCAACATCTTTTGATAACATTTTTGGAAATGTCAACTTAAAACATCGTCCAAGCTGCCGTTTAATTTGTACTTTGGATTCTCTTCCAGCTTGATCATTATCAGTTAAAATAATAAGATGAGTAATTGGAAGAGTTAATAATTTATTTTCCTGTTCTTTACTAATAGTTTTACCAAATATGCTAACAGCATTAGTTACTCCATGTTCATACAGCTTCCAGACATCTCCCTGGCCTTCTAAAATATACAAGCATGATGTTTCTATAGCTTTTGAAATAGCATTATGATAATTGTAGAAAAAATATCTTTTGTCAAACCCTTTAGGATATATTAGAAATTTTGGTAGCTTATATTCCTTTGTTGATCTACCTATTAATCCAACAATTTGCTTACCAGTATCATCGTGTATTGGTATAATCGACCTATCTCTTAATAGCCCACTAGTTTCTGTACAATCTCCAACGTGAAAAAATTCTAGTGTTGACTTCTTAAAACCTCTATCAAGAAAATATTGTGATGGATAAGTTATTTGATAATTATACTTAATTGCTTTTGGTATAAAACTTTCTTCTGTTTGATTAAACAGATTAACTATACTATAGTACTCATCATCACGATCATCTACAGCACTATTTGTTGGGGTTGGCGTATTCTGTATATTTAATAAATTACATGCCCATTTTAGAGCATCTTTGAATTCAACCTTTTCATTTGTTTGTAATGACAAAGCCCCTATTATCAATCCAAAGATATCATTTCTAAATTCAGATTGACAATCTCTAGTCCAGCATTTCCATATACCTTTTTGTTTAGAGAATGAAAATGCTCTAGGGTTATCACTGTGTTCGTGTACTGGGCATGTAGAGTAGATATTGTCATTAAAGACTTCTGTCTTCATTCCAAGATTTTGAAATATTAATTCAGCATTATTATTAAGCTGATGTTTGAGATGCTTCAAGTCCATTTTGTATATTTAACTTTATTAATGCGTCAGATGATATTAAGCCAGTATCTCCAACTGGTTGATTCTTAAACTGGTTTCTAGTCTTTAGTTCAATCAATTTAGCGTGTGATCCTTGCATAGTCATATTAATATAATCGCCATCATCTAGACCAGCACCATGCCTACATACTATTGGTACTAATTTTCTATTACCGGCATTGGGTCCGTCTTCTGCTAATTCTTCAGTAGATTTAGTTTTGAATATGGTAAAGGATGTACATAGCCATATTAATCTATCAGAACCTGAGACAGCATCTGTACTTTCTTTTGTGATGCCATCACGATTAAGCTGTACAAATGATAAGCATGGAATATCTAGATTCACACACAAATTATGCAATGAAGTAATTTGAAATCCTAGTGCTTGATATTCTTGTATATTATTGGTAATAGAGCTAGATGACATCAATTTTAGATAATCATATATGATTACGCAGTCTTTTGTTTTTCCACTATCGTCAGTCTTAACCTCATGAACAACCCATCGCTTAATCATATTCAATATTTGCTCAAATGGTTTACCAGCAACACTAATATAATTATATGGTATTTTAGATAGTATATCTATAGCCTCTTGCACCTTTTCGTATTTCTCTTTGTCGTTAGCAAATTTACCAGTTGCTATTTCATTAATAGGTATGCCACTAATGTTTGCCAGAAGTCTATTAAGATGATCTTCTTTGCCCATCTCTGTATCTAACATTAATACTGGAATATTTTTAGATGCTACTGACAATGCAACATTATCAGCAAATACAGATTTACCTACCTTTGGCCTTGCAGCTACTAAGTCAACGCACTTTCTTCTTAGCCCACCACCAATTGCTTCATCATATGTTTTGAAGCCAGTAGGAATACCAATAATATCGCATTTATTCTCTACTAAGAAATCAACGTATTCCTTTACATTCTCACCTATTCTCTTGGGGCTTTCTCCTCCATCATCTTCTCGTAAAAATTCTGTTACTGGATTTTCTAGAATTTGTACAATATCATTAATGGATTCTGTACCAGAGATATTATCAATATCTTTTGATATTTTATGTGTGAGCTTTTTAATCTTTCTTGCAAATTCAAATTTCTTAATCTGAAGACCAAATGAAAAGATATTCTCTTTAGTAACTGGAAAGTTAAATAAAGATTTGATATACTTTAATTCTTGTGCTGTATTAATTGAATCTAATAAATTCAGACTAGTAGCAGACGATAGTATAGAAGCCGCATCAATTTTCTGCTCTTTATTAAAAATATCTTTTAAGCACTTGAATATAATTTGATTATTCAAATGACCAAAAGAATCTTCTGTAATAAAGTCTGCTATTGATATGTAACCATCAATACCGTGCTGAACCAATCCAGCTAGTATTGCTCGTTCTGCACCAATATCTGATAGTTTGTCTTCCATTATTTTTTTCCACCACACTTGTTACATCTATAGTACTCGCCGTATACATATCGTGCATCAACCTTAAAACTTTTGCCACAAACATGACATTCGATATTAGACTTTTTTGGTGCTTCTTTGCGTCGTGGAGTACGCTCACCATACTTTGTTTCTATATCTCTATCTTCTCCAGTATCATGCCACTCATTCTTTCTAGCTTTCACGGGTTCTTTTCTCCTATTTGTTAGTTTACTATCCGTTTTATGGATTCTGAAATCTTCGTCTACGTTAGAAGTAGATTGATTGTCGATATTAGCATCCTCTGCTTCTTTATTATTTGTAGATGATACTAATGCTTCAAACAACTTCTTCTTTTGTTCTTCTGTTAATGAATTAATAAAATTGTTCATATCATTCATGTGCGTTTTCCTTTTTCTAATAGAATATCTGCTTTGCGTTTGAGTTCATATACTTTACCATCTAGTAAACATATTCTGGATTCGGCAACTTGTCTCATGTTTTCTAGTGATGATGCGTATGAATTGGATTGAGATAATATATGTTTTTTAGATTCATGCTTGGTGTATTGGCCGAACTCATCATTATGCTTTACAATCAATTTTTCCATTTGATCGTTACACCAATTTAATGCTACTTTATTCTTATTAATCTCATCTTGTAGGTATGTAGCATAACCATATAACAAATATGCAGCATCAAACAGGTCTTGCTGCGTCAGATTCTTTAATTTATCAGCAGACATATCTGCGATAAGTAAGTATTCTTCTCTAAATGATGCGAATTTTGCATTTGTGCTATTGATATAGTCATTAATAGATGCTATATGTTCTGCTAGTTTCTCAGACGCTTTTGATTCTTTCTCGCCACTCATGTTCACTTTCTGAATATTTAAGAATAATGATGTTAATATCGTTTAATTCGCACCAAGCTATTTTATCTTCATCTCTAGCTTTTCCTTTTAGGAAATCTGCTTTTGTTTTATGGAAAAATGGACTGTATTCATAATGTTGTTCTCCATGAACCTCTATTGCTAGTCTTATAGATGGAATATAAAAGTCAAGATATAATACAGACTTTCTGTGTAGTTCTGTGCTTCCTGGCAGTTTAACTTCCTCTAGTATTCTATAGCTATGAAAAATTTCTTTTAGTAAGTGTCTGGCTTTGATGTGGTATTTGGATCTTTTTCTGTTATCATCATCAAAGACTCCATATCCTGTTAAATTCCAGACATATTCTTTGCCATTAATACCTTTGACTTTCAATATAGCTCCTTTATCTTTTGAAATACAAATTGTGCTATTGTTGGATTGGCAGTTAAAAACTCACAAACATTATTGGAACCTTGAAACTTAAAGAATTTTTCTACGTCTTCTGGTTGATTGCTAATATTGTTCTTGGCTAAAATATCTTTTACAGCCGGATTTTCTAAATCGTCTACAGCACATTGAACAGTATACCATGCTCCACTAGCCTTAATCAATCTAAACTCACAGGCTATTTGCATAATTTCTTGTACTTCGTCTATTCCAATACCATACCTAATCCAGCTTTCTGCTGTGCTATTTGGTCTTCCACCAGCATTAGAAGTTTTTATGGACCAGTTAGCAATTTGCCCAACGTGAGGACCAGTATCTTTTGGTACTTGCCACTTACCTCTATGAGTAATAACCATATTAGTACCAGCTTGATATTGTAACATATTTCCACAGTCTGCCATTTTTTGTGGAGCATATGGTGAACCACCAGTATTTGCTATATTATGAGTGATACATATTAGAATAGTTTTATTCTTCATTAAAGTACCACTAATACGCTTAAAGAACATGGATAACAATCTTGGTAAAGCATTGCGAACTCCAGTTCTAACTTCACCCTCAAGCTCACAAGCTGGAACCATATTAGATAGTGAATCTGTTATGATCAAACATCCATGATCATTATTGATATAATATTCGACGATATTTAAGAAATCTTCTGCCGTTAGGATTCTATCGTCTGTTGACTCAATAATCAGAATATTTTCTGGATTTAGTCCTTTAATGCCATCAAAATTCTGTCTAGACAGTCTACCTTCTGTGTTAATATAAATTACTCTTTTGCCTCTAGCCTGACATTTAGCAGCAAAATGAAGGGCTGTAGTAGTTTTTCCAGACTTTGGATCTCCTGTCATCACCACTACAGAACCCTCTCTTAGACCGCCTCCGAGAGCGATATCTAGGGCAGGAGAGACTCCTATGACCTCTAGGCTATTAATCGATTCAAGCACCTCAGTCCCACTTCTAACAACATCACCATACTTACTAATTACTGAACTGCTTACATTGTCATTAGCAAATTTTACAGATGATCCACTTTTCTTTTTCATATATTCCTCAATTGATTGATACCTAATTTTTTCTTATCATATGACTGAGTTTTTCTGACCGATATATTGTCATTATTATCTACTGGTGTTGGTATTGCAGTTGTTGTTGTGCTAGTATTCATTAATTTGTGATGATACATTGCAATAACTTTTTCTGCTGGAGGATTAATCTTAAATCCTCTACCATTTTGTATTCCTAAAACTAGTAATTTATCAAATTCTTTAGACTTTATAGCTGTTAGTATAGCTTCTTCACTGTACTTCTTTTTCAGCATTCTAGCAGCACACAACTGTTTTGTCCAGATCCAATGATTTGGATCGCCTTTGGTCCAAAATTTATATGATGGTTTACCCAAATTTAATTTCTCTGCTCGTCTAAGCACTATGTATTCAGCAACATAAGCCTCAAATGTACAATATTCTCCAGTATGGATATGTTTGTACCTATGAGTTTCTGACCATTGCTTTTGATATTCTTGATTGAAAAGCTTTGGTTTTTCTTTTTTAGCCATGCTGATAAATAATAGCTTCTTCAAAACAATCTTCAATATTATCTACGCACTTGCCTTCTTCAATAAGTTCTGGTGTGACCCACATGGTTTTATTGACCACGCTATCTTGCAACAGTCCTATAGTATAGCAATGTTTCGACTCACCACCGAACTCGCCCTTAATAGATCTTACCACATAAACGCCTTCTGCACAATCTGTTTTTTCTTCAATCTGATGAGATCTATATCTAAGGCCAACAGTGTTTATTTTTAACTTATGATGATTGCAATATTTCTTGAGTTCAAACCATAAGTTATACTCTGGTAAAAATACTTCTTGATCGTTGGATAATTTGGCGTATATCCATATTTTATACTTATCCTCTCTAGGTAGGGAAGCATAAATATTTTTCCAATTATCAAGACCAAAAATAATATTAGTCATTTTTAATTTTGGTTACACACGACTGTCTTGGCAAAGTTTTTCTTCTTTTAGAATCGCTCATAGCTGATACATTTTCTGTCATAATAACAGCACCTTTATTTCTAGCAAAGTGATCTCCAGCCTTCATTCCAGCAGGAGCTTCTACGATATTTTTCTTAATCCATTTTTCAATAATATCAATCGGTCTATTTAGATCGCTAGACAACTGTGACAAATCTATCTTATTATGATGATGTTGTATGTAAAAACATTCAGCTTTACTAAGTGGTCCTTTTTTAAACATGGATAAAGTTCCTTTGTGTTCTTGTCATGTATAGTTTATTTTTAGTTTTAAGATATGTAATATAATCATCAAATACTTGTTTAGATGTACTTCTTAAAGTTGTACGCAAATTCTTTTCTCTGTGTGAATCTATACCATATGGATCATATGGCACATTATTATGAGTAATTACATAATACTTAATTATATTTTCACCATTTTCTGTTGTGCTGCTAAGAGTTTTAGCAAATA